AAGAGGACTAAAAATTGCAGCAAAAGCTAGAAAGCTTATAATTCCATCAGACTTACAGTTTGTAGCAACTAGATTGTTACAGAGTGATTATAGAGTTGGAACTGCTGACAATGACATAAATGCAGTCAAAACTAATGGAGTGATTCCAGAAGGTTATTCAGTAAATCATTATTTAACTGATACTAACGCTTTCTTTATCATGACTGACGTTCCTGACGGAATGAAGCATTTTGTTCGTTCTCCAATGTCAACCACAATGGATGGCGATTTCGACACTGGTAATGTTAGATACAAAGCTAGAGAAAGATATTCCTTTGGAGTATCCGATCCGCTAGGTGTCTGGGGTTCCCCAGGTAGTTCGTAAGAACTTTTAAGGGAGCTTCGGCTCCCTTTTTTATGGTATATTATAAATCTAGGTATTTTATTAATCAGTCTATCAACTGCCCTAGCAGACTTTGCCAAGATGATAGATTATTTCTTTTAGGAGAAAAACATGGCTAACACAACATTTAATGGACCAGTTAGGTCCGAAGGTGGTTTTGAACAAATCACTAAAAGCAGCACAACAGGTGCTGTAACAACTAATTTCGATATAGACTCAAGCGGTAATATTACTGACGTAGGCTCAATTGCATCCGATGGTGCTATTTCTACTACCAGCACTATTATAGGTAGACAAAAAATTGATACAACTTTTAATGCAGCTGGAGCAGCGTCAGCTACTTTAACAGCAGCTCAGTCAGGAACTTTGTTTTTGATTAATGGTGCAGCAGCTAATGTAATTACTTTACCAGCTGTATCTACTGGAAATGTAGGAGTTCATTATGACTTTCTACTTACAGTAGCTGTTGGTGGAAGTGTAACTACTACTATCGTGCTTCCAGGTTCTGCTGTATCAGCTTTCCAAGCAATGCTTTCTTTAGTTGCAGGAACAGCAGCTAACGCAGTAAGCGATGTTGCTGGAGATACTTTAACATTAGTAGCGTCAACAGTTTTAAACGCTAGAGTTTCTATGACTTGTGTTTCAGATGATGGAACAAACTCAAAATGGATGACTACTGCTCTATCGACACCAATCGCTACAGTAGCTTAATAGGGAGTAAATTATGGGTATTTCAGATGTAAAAGCAGTAACAATTACTGCTGATACAGTAGCTTTAGATGCAGACGGAATATCAGTCGCAACCTCAGTTGGAAATAACGCAGCACTTGTAATAGGTGGTGCGTTAGCTTCAGGTGGTGCGGTTGCTCTCAGTCATGGAAGAATTGTAACGATTCTTTCTGCTGGGAATGACTCTGGTAAATCATTTACTGTTGTTGGAACTGATGTTAATGGAGCTGCTCAAACAGAATCCATTACAGGTGCTAATGCAGGTACAGCTACTGGAACTGTATTCTTTTTAACTATTGCTTCAATAACTGCTGTGGGCAACCCAGCAGGTAATGTCTCAGCAGGAGTTAATGCTTCAGCAGCAGATGTTATATTTGCAGGTAGAAGTAGATTAAAAGGTATATTTTTAACTAGCACAGCAACAGCAGGAACTGTAGATTTTCTAAAAAACTCTCCAACAGGAACAAGTATTTTAGGATTAAGTTCTGTTGGTGACGCTGATGCAACAAGAGATGTAGTCATACCAGACGAAGGTGTGTTATTTGTTGATGGTATTTATATTGAATACACAGTATCAACATTTTTAACAATGACTGTATTTCACGCATAGGAGTAATTATGAGTAAACAATATGTAATCTCAGAAACTGGTGAATTTCCAGCACAATACAAAGTTCTTAAATTAGATGAAGATGGAATCTATAAACCTATATTTGGTCCAGACCCAGATTTAGAAGATGCAGAACGTAAGTGTGATGAAATGAATGGTGAAAGAGCAAGAAATGACAAAGGTCAACTTGTTGCTGATGATCCATCTACACCAGATGTAAACGAAGCTTATGTTGGTGGAAAAAAACCAGTTAAAGCAAAAACAAAAACAAAAAAATCAACAGTTAAAAAAACTGTTAAAAAATAGAGGAATTTATTATGCCAATGAAAGATATGGGTTTAAAGAAAAAAAATCAAATGAAAAATAGTTATATGGGTGGCGGAAACACCATGATGCCAAAAGCTCCTATGAGTGCTATGTATCGTAAAGGCGGTCAGCTATATATGGGCGGTGGACAGACAATGGCAATGGACAAAACTATGTCTAACAAAGATTCTGTACAAAAAAGATTTGGTGATGGTGGAATGACTGGACCATCTATGAAAAAAAATAAATAGTTACTAGTAAATAAAAATGCCTTCACAGCGAAAAAGGGAAAACCCTATACGCAAAACAACTACAGGAAAGAGTGCTAACTATCGCTCTACTAAATCTGGTGCTGGAATGACTAAGAAAGGAGTTGCTGCTTATCGTAAAGCAAACCCTGGTTCTAAGTTAAAAACAGCAGTTACAGGTAAAGTAAAAAAAGGTAGTAAAGCTGCTAAACGCAGAAAATCTTACTGTGCAAGATCAGCAGGGCAACTAAAAAATAGTTCAGCAGAAACCAGAAACGATCCTGACTCAAGAATTAGGCAGGCTCGCAGAAGGTGGAAATGTTAATAAAGGATAAATAATGGCAACAAGTGGAACAACAGCATTTACATTAGACTTAGGCGATATTATGGAAGAAGCCTATGATCTATGCGGTAGTGAGTTACGCTCAGGCTATGACTATAGAGGAGCTAAAAGAGCTCTAAATCTTATATTTTTAGAATGGCAAAACAAAGGATTAAATCTTTGGAAGATAGAACAGGGAACTCAAACTCTTACTGCTGGCACAAGCAGCTATGCTTTACCTTCAAGTGCATTAGAAGTAGTAGATGCTTTTATTAGAACAAATGCAGGTGATACTAATGAACAGTTTGACCAAAGGTTAAATAGAATATCTAGAACAGAATATAATCATCAAGCTATTAAATTACTACAATCAAGACCTACACAGTTTTATATAGATAAAGGAACTAGCTCTAATAACATTGTTCTTTGGTCTACTCCTGATAGTTCAGAAACATATACACTTGTTTATGATTACATACAAAAAATAGAAGATGCAGGAAATCCAGCAAGCAACAATGCAGATGTTCCTAGTAGATACCTTCCTTGTTTAACTTATGCACTTGCATATAATTTAGCTTGCAAAATGCCAGAAGCTCAAAACAGAGTACCTATGATTAAACAAAGGTATGATGAGCTTTGGAATGAAGTTAGTGATGCAGACAGAGAAAGAGCAGCAATTAGATTTGTTCCTGATTTGAGTTCTTACTAATGTATGCAGCAGGTAAAAAAGCATTAGGTGATTGCGATAGATGCGGTTTTACTTATAAGCTAAACAGTTTAAAATACGAAATACAAGATAGTATTCGTAATGGATTAAGAGTTTGTAATTATTGTTTTGATGAAGATCAACCACAATTCAAATTAGGTCAAGTGAATACAGCAGATAATCAAGCTTTATTTAATCCAAGAGTAGATAGAGGAAGAAAAGAATCAACAACTTACTTTGGATTTGATCCAGTAACTGGTGTAGGATTAATACTAACATCTGAAGTAGGAACAGTTACAGTGAGTACAGAATAATGGCTTGGACATTTACAACATTAAAATCAACAATACAAGATTATACTAATAACACAGAGTCTACATTTGTAAGTTATTTAGATGAATTTATTGTAGAAGCTGAAGAAAGAATACAAAAACAAGTTTCATTACCATTTTTTAGAAAAAATGTATCTGGAAACTTAACTGCTAATAATGAATACTTAACAGCACCAACTGATTTTTTAGCACCACATTCATTAGCTGTAGATAATGATGGATATGAAATGTTACTTTTTAAAGATGTAGCTTTTATTAGAGAAGCTTATCCTAGTAGTTCTACAATAGGCATACCTAAATACTATGCTAGATTTGATGAAGATAGTTTTATTGTAGCTCCAACACCTAGTTCTAATTTAACAGTAGAACTGCATTATGAATATAAACCTACATCAATAACTACATCTACAGATGGAACAAGTTGGTTAGGAACAAATGCAGCAGATGCGTTGTTATATGGATCATTAGTAGAAGCATACACATTTATGAAAGGTGAGCCAGACGTTATGGCTAACTATCAAAAAAGATTTGATGAAGCTTTAGGTAGATTAAAAGTATTAGGTGAAGGTAAGAATACAAAAGACAACTACCGAAGTGGTCCAGTTAGACAGCAGGTATCTTAATGTTTAGTGCTGAAGTAGGTAATGTAGGAGTTGAAACAACTCAAAACAAAGGTCTTTCACCTGAATATTGGACTGAAAGAATAATGGAAAGACTGCTTTCTGTAAGTGAAAATGCTGACCCTATAGTAAAAGCACAAGCACAAGCATTTAGAGAAAACATACAAACAGTTATTTTATTATATTTAAAACAGGCTATAGCTAGCGATAGAGCTACTTTAGCAGGATTATTAGCAAAACAAGGTCATAAAGAAATGGCTGATATTATTAGGAGATTATAATGGCTATATCACAAGCAATGTGTACTTCATTCAAAGTTGAGTTGATGAAAGGAACACATAATTTTACAACAACATCAGGCAATAGCTTTAAACTAGCTTTGTATACAAGTTCTGCATCATTAGGTGCTACAACAACTGCGTATACTAGTTCTAACGAAGCTAGTGGAACTAATTACACTGCAACAGGAGCAGCATTAACAAACGTAACTCCTGTATCATCAGGAACTACAGCTCTTGCTGACTTTGCAGATTTAACATTTAGTAATTGCACTATTACTGCTAGAGGTTGTTTAATTTATAATGATACTAACAGTGATAAGTCTGTTGCAG